GAAGGATACCCGTTCTATTTATTTTCTACATTGCAAAGTGATCAATTGTATTTTTATGATTTAGGAACAATATTTAGAGAAGAACCTATAAATGGTGGCGACACAACCATCAACAGTATATACACAACTTGGCAGCCTGCATCAAGGTCTATGCTAGATACAACAAATCAAAGAGTGGTTATAAATTATGAAATTAATAATACTGAAAACTTATATCTTCTTATAAAAAAAGGTGTCATTGGGTCAGATTATGAATTCATTGATACATTAAAAAATAAAAGAAGACAAGTGAAATTTGATATTGACAAAGATTTAATTGGTGACGAATCTAGTAATGTTAATATAAGGAATTTAAATTATGAAACTAATCAACCTTTGTTTTCTGCTAGTTATCAACACAATGAAAAATCATTTAATAAATATTCAAGTCGAAGAATAACTAACATTGGAACATCTTCACCATATAGAACAACAGAAGCTGATGTTCCCGCATTTAGTGCTGGAAATAATAGTGCGGATTATAAATTAACAATTGTGTCAAAGGCAATGAATGAAATAATGAAAAAGAACCCACTGGTTATGACTGTTGATGGGTTGGATTATATCGAAGGTGACAGACATTCCTCAATAGGAAATCAAGTTAGAGTTGCATTTTTAAGAACCTCTGATAGTCCACTTTATGGTCAGGATGACTATCCACTATGTCCAAAATTGTCCGGACCTTATTTAATTTATGCGATGAGACACATGTTTAAAAGAGAGGATTATACTGTATCAATGACTTGTGTTAAAGTAGGTAATGAAACATTATGATACCAGAACGTTATAAAGATTTTTACGGTGATCAGACACGTTGGTTCGTTGGAACTGTTGTGAGTAATAATGATCCACTTGAACTTGGTAGAATTAGAGTCCGAATCTATGGAATTCATAGTGATAACAAAACTGACATTCCTGATGCTGATTTGCCTTGGTCTCAAGTTGTTATTCCCGTCACTCAAGGTGGTACAAAGGGGTATGGAAATAATTTAGGTATACAAAGAGGTGCGGAAGTATTTGGTATTTTTTTAGATGGTCAAAGTTCTCAAATGCCTTTGGTGTTGGGGTCAATGCCAAAATATGAAAATACAACAAATAATACTGTAACTACAAATTTATTAGCTCGTACTGATCTTGGATCAAAACATCCAAGTTATTTAACAAGACTGAAAGGTCGAGTTAATGACGAAGGTGAAGCTATTGAATATTATGTTGCAAGACCTCCTAAAGTTACGAGTGTAGCTCCAGATAAAGAGAGTCCATCAAACTATTATGATCAGAAGTATTGGATAGAACCACAAATAGCTGGTGGTAAATTGTCAGAGTATCCAGATAATCATGTCTATGAAACTCCAGCTGGTCATGTGATGGAGTTTGATAATGGCCCCGGTAAAGAAAGATTTCACCAATATCATCCATCAGGTAGCTATGAAGAGATTATTGCAACCGGTCAGAAAACACTAAAAATTACTGGTCCAAACTACGAACTTTATCTTGACAGTGCAAGTATTTTTATTAAAGGTGACCATAACGTAACGATTGCGGGAAACAAAAGAGAACTAATACAAGGTAATTATCATCTTGAAGTTGTAGGTGATATGACAATGAACCTGCATCAATCTATGCAAACAAAGATTGGCTTTAACCAAGAAACAGAAGTTGGTAAATTTAGAGTTACAAATGTTGGCGAAGATGATAACTTAACAGTATTAGAAGGTGATCAAAATCTAAATATTAATGCTGGTAGCCGAATTGAAAATATTAAAACAAATGATATCCAATCAGTAAGTGGAGATGCTAAGTCTTACGTTTACGGAAACTCATTATCGTATATACAAGGTAATAATAATTCTGTTATTAAGGGAACACTTTCAATGACTGCAGATGGTACAGTTTATATTGAAGGGACTAAGACTATGGATATTATTTCGAAACAAGAGATGACATTAACAGTAGAAACCGACGGTGGTGATCTCACACTTTACGGTGGACCTAATATTGAGTTGAATCCATAATGCCAGCTTTATGTAGAGTAGGAGATAGTTTGTCAACTGGGCACATATGCGCTAGTACTACTACTATAGCTTCATCAAATACAGATGGAACAGTAAAAGCAAATAGAATTAATGTAATAGTAAAATTAGCACCAACTGTGTTACACGAGTTTCCCCCATCGCCGGCATGTATACCACATGTAGCAAATTTAAATGAAGGGTCAAGTACAGTGAGAATTAACGGAAAATATGTTGGAAGAGTAACTGATAGTGCAGATGCCGGGCAGATGACATCTGGTTCCGGTAATGTAAATGCCGGAGGAGTTGCGGCGTAATGGCTACTACACCTTGTGGAATCGATACTAGTATTGAAGCAATTAAAAATTCTCAGGGAGATCTAGATGCATTATTTGGTCCTGGAGCAAAGGATAAGTTTGCGGAAATAGAATCAAAGGCAGCAGATCTTGGTGCGAAGTTAGAAGCCAAGACGCCGAAAATTGAACAGAATCCAAGTCTGCAAAAGGCATTGCAAAAATTAAATGGTGCGAGTCCTCTTAGTGCATTGACAACGATGACTGAAATTCAGAATGATTTTGGGCCACTCGTTTCTGATCTGCAAGATATTTTAGGAGAGGTGTCTCCTGATCTTCAATCAATTGCTGGTGACGTAGAAGGTCTTTTTGGTTCTGGCGGGGGTGCAATTGGTGATCTTCAAAAGTCATTAAGTGGTGGAGATTTCTCTTCATTACTATCAAAGGCAAGTAGTCTTACTAAAATTGATACCGCATCAATTTGTGGTAAATGTAAAAATTTAGAAATTAAAACTCTGCCTGATGGCACTAAAACTGCTGTTGAATTGCCACCCCCTCCAAAAGTTCCTGAGTTAAAGATCGAATCAGCTCCTATATCGGAAAGTATGTCTGGATCTGGTGAATTTAAAACTTCACTGTTAATTGCTAGAAAACAATTATATTTTTCTACTCATAAAGTATTTACAAAATATTTTTCAGAGGCTCATGAGACATTGAAAAAATATTATGTTGATAATGAATGGAAAAAAGCAGAATATGATAGCGAAAACTATGGAAAAATATTTACTAAAGATTTACAAATAGTTGATCTATCAATTGATCCATTTGATCCCGCTAATAGTGATAAGTTGAATGGACTTGAACCACAACAATATAAGAATACACAACAACTAAAATTAGGATATCAAAAAAAATATAGAATGGTTGCTAGACAATGGATCATAGATAGTCATGAAATTGCAAATTCATTTAAAGAAATTGTTCCCTATGAGGAATATTTTGAATTAGCAGAATCTATTATTAGTGAAGATGAAATAGAGTCTGACGGTCCTCAACCAAAATTCCAAGAGAGCGGCCTTGGTTCTATTCATGCGATGAGAGATGAAACAAAGGATGGGTTTGCTCTTGCACTTGCTGCTCATCCTGGGGAATTTATGTCATTTGAATATTATGTTTACAATAAGTACCGTGAGGAGAATGGATTAGATATAGATGAGGATGGGTTTATTGAGAGGCGAACGAGTTTGGGAACCCTAAACGCAGTCTTATAAGGTATAAATAATAGAAACATTTGTAAGAGTCTAAGATGACTAAAATATATTCACAAGAAGATGGTAATTTAAATACCAAACCAATTATTACTTCAAGAAAGAACGTCTATAAAGATATTGATTTATCTTTTGCAAAAAGACCTTCTGGTGATGTGTATAAGAAAACTGATGCCGCAGCTGTAAAACAGGCGGTTCGTAATTTAATATTAACATCTGATTTTGAAAAACCATTCAATCCATATTTTGGTGGGAATATTAATAGTGCATTATTTGAATTGTTCGAAGATTATGATGAAGATATTGTAAGGGACAGAATTACTACTGCTATTACTAACTTTGAACCAAGGGCAAGAATTAGAAAAATATCAATAAGACCAAATCCAGATTACAATGTTTTCAAAATAAGAATAGTATTTCAAGTGGTAAGTACATCAACTTTGGAAGAATTAAACCTGACGTTAACGAGGTTGAGATAAATGACGGTTATAAAATCAAGCGCACTAGATTTTCAAAATATTAAAGGTAGCTTGAAAAGATATTTTCAACAACAAAATGAATTTTCAGATTACAATTTTGAAGCATCTGGCCTGTCTAACATATTAGATGTGTTGGCATACAACACTCACATTAATGGATTGATAGCAAATATTGGAGTTAACGAGTCTTTTCTAACGTCATCTCAACTACGTTCTTCTATTATTTCTCATGCGGAAACTCTTGGATACAATATTAGGTCAAGAACTGCATCAAAGGCAATCGTAAATTTATCTGTTTCTACTTCTGACACAGTAACTACTACAATTACTTTGCCTGCAAATACTACATTTACAACTTCTATTGATGATGTGAACTACACATTTCAAACATTAGAACAATATGTAGGAACAAATAATGGTTCTGGAATTTTTACTTTTACAACAAGTTCTGGATCAACCTCTATTCCTATTTACGAAGGAACATTAAGAACAAAAACATTCATTGTTGGAAACACTGATGACGGCCAAGTTTATGTAATTCCGGACGAAACAATTGACACTTCCACAATGATTGTTTCTGTCTTTGATAGTCCGACATCATCTTCATTTAATACCTATACAAACATTTACAATGCGGTACGAATTAATACAGGTTCCAGAGTATACATTGTCAAAGAAACTCCAAATGGATTTTATGAATTGATATTCAGTGATGGTGGTGTTTTAGGACAAGCTCCTGTTGCCGGAAATCAAATTTCAATTAGTTATTTAAGTACAGTTGGTGCAGCTGGAAATGAAGGAAAAACATTTACAGCAACAGATCAGATAACAGTCAGTGCGGTTAATTATAATCTAAATGTTACTACTACAAATAATTCAGGTGGTGGAGCTGCAAAGGAAAGTAATGCATCTATTCGTTTGAATGCGCCCAGGTCATATGCATCACAACAAAGACTTGTTACAGCACAAGATTATACTGCTCTAATTTTACAAAGATACTCCTCTGTTTTAGATGATGCTATTTCATGGGGAGGAAATGATAATGAACCTCCAGTTTATGGTCGTGTGTATGTGGCTTTAAAATTTAAAACTGGTGTAGATTCTGATACTCAACAAGAAACAAAGAACAGTATCACTTCTTTGCTTTCAGAAAATCTTGCTATTATGTCAATTGATACTTATTTTACTAATCCAGAAACTTCTTATTTGGAACTGAATACTCGTTTTAATTTTGATCCAGACCAAACTGGAAATACTGCACAAAGCACCGAAACTCAAATAAAGAATACAATATCAAATTACTTTACCACCAACTTAAATACTTTTGGTTCTGTATTCAGACGGTCATTGTTGCTTGCTGAAATTGATAATTTAAGTCCTGCGATTCTTAACTCACGCATGGATGTAAAAGTTCAACAACGATTTACTCCAACATTAAATACGGTTAAAAATTACTCTCTGAGTTATCCTATGCAAATTGCGTCACCAGATGATGTAAATTATATTGTCTCATCTTCTCGATTTACTTTTAATAGTGTGTCTTGTATTTTAAGAAATAAACTCAAAACAAATACACTAGAAATTGTAGCAATAAACACAGGTAGAATAGAATCGACAAACGTTGGTTCTTATAATGAGACAAAGGGAACAGTGACATTAACTGGATTTAATTGTAGTGCATTTGAAAGTGACCAGATTAGAATATCTGTTGTTCCATCAAATCAAAGTACAATCAGACCACTAAGAAACTATGTTCTTACTGTTGATACCGGATCATTAAGTGTATTAGCTCAAATTGATTATCAAAATACGGCCGTAACTTTATGACACATCGTATAGAGGATTTAAACAGGAGAACCTTAAATCTTTCCGAAAATGTAATCAGGGAAATATTACCTGAGCATTTTACGGAAGATTACCCTGACCTCATTACGTTCCTAGAAAAATATTATGATTTTTTAGATAGTAGTGGTGAACATTCTTTTAAAAGAGAAATTGATAATATTATTGCGGCTAGAGATATCTCTCAAACGGATGATGATTATCTAGATGAATTGGTAAAAGAGATTGGCGATGGATTGCAAAGTGCATCATTCTTTACTAATCCAAGATTGATGACAAAACTGCTTTCTAATTTTTACCGTACTAAGGGGACTCTCGTTGGTGCAGAAGGATTCTTTAGAGGATTCTTTAATGAAGAAGTGGTCATTGAGTATCCTAAGTCTCAGATTTTGACAATTAATGATGCAGATAATAATTATTTGTCTCACACTATTGGGTGGGAATCACAAAAATTTATTCAAAATAATAAACGATATCAGATATTTTCTATCTTAGTTAAAAGTGGGCTTTCCGTTAATGAATGGTCTGCATTGTATAAAAGATTAGTCCATCCAGCTGGATTTTATTTGGAAGGTGAAGTTTCATTAGAAAATACAGGATTTTTCTTTGATAGTGCCTTTACTGGTGTAGATTCTGATGAGATTAGAGGAACAGTAACAGTTGGACCTAGTTATGTTTCTTTTGCATCAACAGAACCAGTTGCTCCGTTTATACAATTAACTGCACTATATGATTCTAATGGTGTCAATGTAAGATCAAATCTAAATCAAACAATTGACATCTATCAAAATCTTAATGTTACTGAACTTGATGATTTCTATGAAAACATTGCAGAGATTGCATCACCAAATTCATTTACATTCGATAATCTAAAACAATCTGATCCAATATCGTTATATTACGATCCAAGTGTAACTAGTGATGCTCCAATAAATGTTGACTTTACAGTGACACAAACAGGAGCTGGTAATAAGTGGGCTGTTATGCAACTCGATTCAAATGTTGGATTTACGGTAGATTCTGCTAATGTCTTCCAGTTACAGACTGCACCATATATAGGACGAGAAGCTGTAAATAGATATCTTAGAACAACATATAGTTCTGGTTTTGATAGATATACGATTACCTTAATCTATTATGATTCTGGTTCTTATATCAATCCTATCGAGTCTACTGTAATGAGTTCCGACAATGGTGATTCATCAGCACCTTGGGCATATAATCTTACAGATGGTATACAAAATATTCAATCTGGTCAATTATATCATTTTAGTGAATTTGATTCAGATTGGCCTGGTCAAGTTATAAGAGTAAATCAACGAGTATACGATTCAGCTTCAAACGACTATGTAAGTTGGTGGTCATATGATATTCTAACTCTAGATTCTGATGGTGCGGATATGTCAGGACCAGGTACTTCATTGACAACTGAAACAATGGATGAAACAATATTTACAAGATATACCAGTGACTCAGCAATTTGATATAAATAAAGTTATAAATTTTAAAGGTGTGCTATGACAAGGCAAACAATCGCAACAGGATCAGCTGCAAATGATGGAACGGGAGATACCCTCCGTCAAGCCGCACAAAAGATCAATGAAAACTTTGCAGAGATCTATCAAAAGTTTGGTGGAGATAACGATGTATTGTCATCTCAAATCTCGATTGAAGATAGTGCAATTTCTTTTGAAGGTGCAATCGCCGATGATTATGAAACTCGATTA